GTGTGTGAGGATGAAAATCTGTTTGATAAAGTTGCCCCCGACCACACTGTTGCGGTTATCCGCGTTATTGCGGCAAATTTCTATCATCTGGCGTATAAGTGTACTTACAATGAAGAGATTACCACTATCCATGCTCGAAACTGGGTCATCTATGACTACAATTTTATCCCTAACCTCTCCGTCTTTGGAATCGCTTCCGTATACAAGGTGGTAAAAGTAAAGGAATGCAATAAAATTCTTTTCACCTTCACTTAGGTTTTCGGCAATAGAGCCATCCGGGCGGCGCACTTCATACACGTGAGCAACATCGGGCTTCGGCTCCAAGCTGAAACCCTGCATGCCCGAATCGCGCAGCATAAGGTTAATGCTATCCTTGGCTGCTTCGGTATCCACTGTATCGTTTCTTGCCGCTTTCAAGTCTTTTTTTATTTGTTCAATGGCTTCTGTGTGGGTTTTTATCTCGGCTTCAAGGGTGGATATTTCATCGGCAAGGGCATCATTGCTCCTTTTATACCCTGCGATAATATCTTTAAGTCTGAATGCAAGCAAAGAAAACGCCAAATCAGTGCATTCCGTTCTTATCCCCGGCCCTGCATCGACAATAGCGTTGTTTGCATCAATCAAGGTATTGAAACCGGATATAATCGTATTGAATTCCTCCAGGATGGGTGCTGTGTCCGTTAATGCTACGATCTTTGAAGGTTCGCCTTTTTTAACTCTTATATCCTCAACATTGGATTGTATGGCAGCCTTTAAAACTGCCAATTTATCTATGATCGGTTTTGTGTCAATCTTATGATATATTTCACTTGGAAAAGCCTCAAGAGGCATATACAGTTTGTTAGCAGTTTCTTTGTATAGATCTAAGAACTCATCCAAGCGGATAAGGTCTTTCTGATATCTATCATCAAAGCTATCTATGAAGGTTTGCTCAAAATCATCATCTAATTTTCTGGCACAGTATGGGCACCGGCCATCAGCGTGCTCGGAATAAACATCATGCCCCTGACGCATCCATTGCGTAGCATTGATTTCGCGCAAGAAACTTGCCAGCTCTGTCGTCGCACTGTTTACTATTACAGCGGATAAAATATCGTTTCCGGCCAGTGAATCCAATGCAGTCGTATCTTCGACGAAGGAAAAGCGAGAGTAGCGCTTTGCGGTATCGGAATATGCCGAATCATATAATCCCCGCAGTTCCTCTATGTCCATATCTTTCGGCTCGTGGCACATAACTTCTTCGGTGAACTGTTTCGATCTTCCCTTTCCATCCTGCGTCTTTTTAAACTCTAGGCGAAATGTCTCCTCCTGATCCCAGCACTCTTTATAAAAATCTTTTTGGAGCGTCTCCTTTGCCTCCACTTTCTTAGCCCATTGCTCAATGGCTGCAGTTCTTGCTTTGTGTGCTTCATCACGAGCTGCTGTTTTTTTATCGATCAGCTTTTGTGCGGTATCGTTTTTTTCGTTTAAGGTAAAAACACCAGGCATATTATGATAACTCCGGAAATTGTCATCGATGAAGTTCTGATTATACACCAATGGCAAATAATCCTCGAATGTTTTACCGAGAGCATATGTGACACCGGCACCAGTTTGAATGGCCTTTGCTATAGTGGATTTCCCCGTACCATTATTGCCAAAGAAGAAGTTCACGTAGGACGGTTGTTCGACAAAGGCATCAGTATCCTTGTAAGATGCATCATTCAAATCAATACGGATAATTTCAGATGGAATTTTAATGCTCAAAAAGGCTCCTCCTCACACAGGTTTAGGTATGCCGGGGACTCCGGCTTCATCCAACGCCTCAAATATGTTTACTTTATGAACTGACCAGGCGCTATGATTGAGGTCAGTAAGTGCGCAGTCCATATTAAGGTCAAGATAAACTGCGTTACGTCTATCACATAGTTTTTGCTGTTGAATAGGAGTGAGGGGCTGAAAAATAATTTTTACGTTCTTTCCAGCAACTCGTATCTTTTTTATGTAGGCAAACATCGCCCATTGATTTGGGTCTGTAATACCGCCCATCCCAGTGTTCTCAAGGCATATGATCGCTGGAAACCTTTTTAACTCCTCTATCCCCGCTTCAGTAAGCGTCGAGCACCTTTTAAAAATCTCCGGCGGCACAATGCTTTTTGTTAATGCACGGCTTATCGGAACAGTAACGAGGTTATCATTATAAACATCCTCTTCGCAGGTGACAATCAACTGATAGTATTCCTTACTGAAGGACTGGATTGCCATAAGTTGCTCTGCACTGACCCCAGTGTTATTAATGTCGTTTTGCTGGTAAGTGATGTAACTATTAAAGTTTACTATTCCACCGCTTTCATTCGCAACATGGACGTTTGTCTTTCCTGCCTGTTGCGTGGTCGGAGTAATGGCGGAGTCAGTTCCTTTTATAGATATTTCATTACCCATATGCCACCCTCCTTATAAATTGAAATTTATCGTACCGTTATTCGTCAAATTAATGTTGTTCTCACCATTTTGGACAACATTGGTCTGGTGTTGAATAACGGTTGTTTTTTTATCTTTTTTATCCTCTCCAGTACCAGATGGCTCACTGTCATCTACAACCTCCGCCTCTATTGTTTCTGCTTTACCGGCACCTCTTGGGGTGCCCTTTTTCTTTGCAGATGCGGCTTCTTTTATTATTTCAGCAAACAACGCGGCCAGCTCTTCACCAACATTATGAAGGTTTATATCTGGCAAATACGGTTGAAAAATGTCGCATAGGCTTTGAACAGTGGCATCAGAAAACTGCTTAAAATAGCCGGGAAATTCCTCTGGCTCAATGTAGACAGAGATTTTTTGAGCCAATCTTGTTATCTTCGTATGCCCGTTGTAGTAAGCCTTGTACGAATCTTCGCTATATCCATCCAGCACTTCCTGACCTTCGTCAGTAACAATCGCTTCTAATATTGATTTTGTAAATGCATGGGTACTGTTTGCAGCTCCGATTACCGAGTACAGCAAACTAATGAACTCTGGAAACTCCATTTTACCCTCCTACCCAAGCCTACCCAAGCCTATCCGCCAATACCAGTCTATACCGTGTCGATTTCCTATAATAACAATGGAAGCCAACAAAAGGACGAGCCCGTATAGTGTTTGTTTCGTATTATACAACATATTTCTAGGGTTTTCTACCTACCATAAGTCTTTGATGCCTACGTTTGCAAATTCAAACTCTTTCGCAGAAGGCGTTAACCAGTCTGCAGGAGCCGCGGATTATACGGCTCCAAAAATACATCAACATCGCTGAGTGGCCATGAAGCGGTGGAGGTTACATAGAGGTTCCCGGAGCCGGTGATAAAGACCGCCTTCGAAGCTCCGATGTGCCACCACCTTAGTTTCGTGCGCTCATTTTAGGCGAAGCGGGGTCTGTGTCCATCGGATGCAGACCCTTTATTTGTTTCCTCCGCTGCTAATCCCTCAGCAGAAAACGCAAGGAGGAAACATCATGAAAAACTATCAGCAGCTTCATTTCCACCACTATTACCGTATGCTCACCAGCGGCGAAACGGTCGAATGCACCCGGCAGGAATGCTTCGCCCCGGCTGAAACACCTACGGCGGACAACCCCTTTATTCAGAGGTGGTACTACTCGCCGGACCGTGAACTGGCGGTTCGCCTTCCTCGAAACGCTATTGGTGACGCTACCCACAAGGCAAACGCCGCCGACCTCAAAGACCAGGAGCGTTCGCAGAAAAGACCGAACCTCTGCATCGCCCAGACCTCGGCAGCAACTTGCCCGGTGAGCTGCAGTAACTGTAAAAACAAGGATTACTGTGATTCTCCAAGCCGTGCCCACAACGGCGCCGACTGCAAACGCAAGTGCGATTACTGCTCGGTGTATATGCGCCGTACCCTCGACTTGGACAAGCCGCTCGGCTTCAACGATGACGGCACGGAGCTCCTATTTGAACTCGAGGACGAACGCTTGGATATCGAGGCTACATACGCCGCTGATGAGCAGCGGTCAGCCATTCTCGGTGCATTCGGGAGTCTCACCCCAGAGGAGCGGCATCTGTGGGACGAGCTTCTGGACGGAAAGACCAAGACGAAGATTGCGGCGGAATGCGGTCTGAGTGAGGGTGCAATCCGCAAGCGGGTGAAAAAACTGACGCAGACACTTCGTGAAAATCCGGGGCTCAAAGATTTCTTCTAAAAAACCTGCGGTTCGGTACGGTTTCCGTCCTTGCCTGTCCTATATGAGGTGAGGACGGATTTTCCGTTTATCACGATTACATCGGAGGTACAGACCATGATTTACGCAAAAGCCAAGCTGAAGGACGGCACGGTTGTGTGCAGTCCCGTCACGGCAAAAAACACTATTACCCATTGCGCCAAGTGCGGCAAGGAAATTCCCGTTGACTTACGGGAGCTCATCTTCACCGGTGCAGAAGACCTCTTTGACACTGAGGTGACCTGTGCGGATTGCACCAACAAGATGCTACACAAAGGCCATGCTGACTTGGATGCGGTTGTCCGTCTCGTCACCGCTCTGAAAGACCTCGGCTACCGCATGGAGGTTTTCTGCGTATGTGAGGATTTTGAGATTGGGGGTGTCGGAGAGCTTGCCCCAGAGGAATACGGACTCTTTGCAGAAGCACTTCTGGACAAGATTGCGGAGGTGCGCCATGACGGATAACAAAAGGCCCCTCGTGTATATCTGCAGTCCTTACTCCGGAAATGTAGACGCAAACGTCAAAGCCGCGAGAGAGTACTGCCGCATTGCCGTGGATAAGGGATTCATCCCGGTTGCACCACATCTGCTGTACCCACAGTTCATGGATGACGACAACCCGGCGGAACGAAAACTGGGGATGTCCTTCGGCAACGCACTCATGGATCAGTGCCGGGAACTCTGGGTGTGCGGAGATTATTTGAGTTCTGGCATGGAGACGGAGTTCGACCGTGCAAGTGCCAAGGGAATGACCATTAAATTCATCTGTGAGGAGGATGGAGATGCTTAAAACGGATACAAGCGGCGTAATGCTGACTGCCGATGTGAAGCTGTCAAACGCATTCACATCATGGAATACCCGGCTTAGCAAAATTGCAAACGAGCCAGGCGAAATCACAATCTGCACCTACTCTCTAACCGACCTCAGATATGTGGGTAGGATTCTGGAACGCCGGCATGAAGGGATTACTGTCATCTGCAATACGGCGTATGAAAGCAAGGCAAAGAAGTTAAAGGAATTCTATCCCTATGTGGACTTCTATACATCACCCTATGCCCACGCCAAACTTGCGCTCATAGAGCCGGGAACAGTATGGCTGTCCACAGAGAATTTTGGCAGAGGGTCCGACCTGTTCGATGCCTCCATTGCAATATGCAGTGAGGCGGCATACAGCCATTACTACCGACAGACCGAAAATCTCCTTCGCAGGAGGGATACGGTCAGGATTGAGGAGGCTTGAGAGATATGGATAACCGCGAGTTTTATAGGTGGTTTGGGCCAGAAGCCATCTATACAACGCTGCCGGATAAAAAGCACTACCGTATCCCGGCGGACGAGGCTTATGACCGCGTCACGGAACTCGGCAAGGACAGGAATGTGTACATCAGTCCCAATCCAAGAAGAGCCGACCTGCCGCTGCACCTTAGAGGAGAGGACAATGATGTGGATTCGCTCATCGCCTTTGTGGCGGACATTGATGTTTTCGGTCCTGCTCACAAGGAAACTAATCTGCCTCCCGACAAGGATACTGCCATCGCATTTCTGAGTGAGATGAAGATAAAGCCGACTGGGTTCGTAGATTCCGGCTACGGCATTTATGGCTACTACCTTTTTAATGAACCCTTATCTCTTGCAGATGACGAAACCCGGGAATGGGCAAAAGGTCTGCTCCGGGGATTCGGAAGGCTGCTGATGAATGAGGCCGCAAAGCGTGGTTGGAAACTGGACAACGTGTATAACATCTCTCATATGTTTCGCGCCCCCGGCAGCCTCAATCACAAGTTGGACGAGCCGGTTCCCTGCAAGGTGCTGTCCTTCGACGGTCCCCGCTACACTCTTGAGGATTTCGCCGAATGCTACGAAAAGTCCCCTGCTTTCGACAGAGAGCCGTTTGAGGCAGACCCGGAAACGGTAGGCAGTGCACACAGGATCATGGAACGCTGCTCTTTCGTGCAGAAGCTCGTGAACGACCCCAATGGCGTGACGGAGCCGGAATGGAAAGCCATGTGCGACAACATTGCCCTCGTCCCGGACGGTGCGGAGCTGTTTCACGAATGGAGCGCTCTGTATGATGGCTACTCCACCGAGGAGACGGAGCGGAAGATTCAGCGTTCCCAAAAGGTTAAGCGTCCGGTCACCTGCAGGTACATCCACGAAAATCTCTGCTTTGCCTGTCCTGCCGGCGGCTGCGGGGTGAAGGCACCGATAGTCCATGCGCTTCTGTCGCCCCATGAGCAGCTTGAACTGCTCCTCACAAAAAAGAAACTCGACGGTGATGAGGCTTTGGAAGAGCGCACTCTGCAGCTTGCGGTCTACGCAAAGGAAAAGGCACCTGCCCTCTATGCAAGGCTCAAGCAGCTCATAAGAACATCCGGTGTAGGAATGCGCGACTTTGAACGGGCAGTCAAGTTCACGGCAGACAAAGCGGTCGAGCCGGAGTTCGACGATATGCAGGCGGAGATTTCCCTTGATGGCATCGACCTTCACGGTGCGGTGGAACCCGCCGGGTATCAAATCAGCATTGAGGAGGGCGTTTGCTCCACGGCGTACATCAACGGCTTTCCCGTCAAATCCTGTCTCTGCCATCAGCCTGTGGTCATAACCGCGAGGCTTGAGAATATCGACAACGGCACAGAAATGATGGAGATTGCCTTTATGCGCAACGGCAAATGGAAAACCCTCCGCGCTCCCCGGTCGAGCCTATTCAATAAAGCATCCCTCGTGAGATTTGCCGACAGCGGTCTGTTAGTGTCTTCAGATAATGCCGAGGGTATGGTGCGCTACTTCACCGACTACGAAACCGAGAACGGCAGCGTCATTCCCTTTATCCGCAGCGTGAGTAGAATTGGCTGGATAGGAAAAGAGTTCTACCCCTATGTCACGGACGGCGAGGTCATCTTCGATGGCGATGACGGTGAGGAGATACTCCCGGCGCTTTCCGCAAAGGGAGATTTCGCCCTGTGGCTTGAAACTGCAAAGGCAATGAGAGCCTCCGCCGTATCGAGAGCTATGCTTGCGGGTTCCTTTGTCTCGCCAATGCTATACCCCCTGCAAAACAGAATTATTAACATCCACTTCTGGTATGCATCCGGGAGCGGCAAAACGGCCGCGCTGAAATTCGCACTTTCCGTCTGGGGCAATCCCTTAAAGCTCATGGGCAATTTCAACTCCACGGCTGTCGGTCTGGAACGCAGAGCCGGGACGCTGAAGCATTTGCCCCTCGGCTTGGATGAGCTGCAGGTGCTGAATGAAAAGCGACTATCCTCTTCCACTATCGTGTATGCCCTGGGCAACGGCTACGGCAAGACCAGAGGCTCCCGCAGTGGTGGCCTGCAGGAAGTCCCAACGTGGCTGAACAGCATCATCAGCACCGGAGAGCAACCTATCAGCAACGAGACTTCTATGGACGGTGTCAACACCCGTGTTCTGGAGGTCTATGGTCAGCCTATCGAAGATGCGGAGTACGGACGGCATGTCCACCAGGTAAGCGAGGAAAACTATGGTTTTGCTGGGGAAAAGTTCGTAAGGTTTCTGATTGAGAAGGTACTGCCGGTGAAAGGAAGACTAAGCGGCGACTTCACTCGGCTCCGCAGCGAGTTGAAAAGCTCCTTTGAAATACTGGACATCGGCAACCCCGGCGCTCATCTTGATAACATCGCAGCCCTGTCCCTTGCTGACAGATATTCCTCCGAGTGCCTTTTCGGTATGAGTGAGGAGAAAGCCGCGGCGGAGGCTTTGGAGCTTGGTATGACCCTGCTGCACAACTGCAAGACGCTGGAAAAGGAAGACTCCGTGGACAGAGCGTGGCACTTCGTTGAGGGATGGGTGGCGGAAAACAAGACCCGGTTCAATACGGCTATATCTCCCTGCTACGGCAAGATTGAGAAAAACCATGTATATGTCATCGCGTCAGTGCTGCGGGAGGCCCTGGAATATGCCGGCTTTATCTATACCAAGTGCATCAAAGGCTTCCGGGATAGGGATTATATCGAGACATTTTCCAATTCGGAAGGCTCTCGCAACTGCCAATGCCAGAAGCGGATTCAAGGGGTCAACGTCCGCTCCGTCTGCCTCAAAATTGAGGTTGAGATGGATGCGGAAGAGTTTCTGTAACGAAAACAGCGTGTGAAACACCTGCTTTCGGAGCACAGCTTATTATATATGTAGTTTTAACTTGATTGGGAATAGGCGTATGTAATTGCCCTATACGACCTTTATGTATTCTTTTACTAACAGTTATATTCGTTACATTTGTTGAGAACGGAGGAAAAGAGTGAGCGATTATTCACAGAAATGCATCGCAAGACTGGAAGAACTCGGCGCCCCGCTCTACGGGTGGGTATGTGTGGATGTCGTGGATTTAGGTTCAGCCGAATTTACCTGTGAACTCTGCGGATATGACCCCATCCGGTATGTCCACATAATGGTGCATTCCGAGTGGCAAGGTGTATTCCGGGTCGGCTGTGTCTGCGATGGAACAATGTCCGGGGATATGCTGGCTGCGAAGCATAGAGACAGAGCAGCGAGACTGAAAAGCTCAAGGAAATCGGCATTTTTGAAAAAGCAGTGGAAAGAACACTCTGCGGGATACATGGTCCTGAACACCCGTATAAGGATTATAGCGGAAAAAGACAGCTTCAGCGGCAGAGAGTTCTACAAGGTAACCGTCGGCGGTGAGCAGTACCAGTGGTGGAACAACCGCCGTGTGGAATCACTCGCCGAGGCGAAGCTGCTGGCATTTGAGGTCTTGGAACATGAGAGAGAAACAGATAGAGCAGAAATTTAGGCTGGCGGTTAAAAAGGCGGGAGGCATCGCACCCAAGTTCACAAGCCCCGGTTTTGACGGGATGCCTGACCGCATAGTACTTCTACCGGGTGGCCGGATGGCCTTTGTTGAGGTCAAGGCTCCCGGAGAAAAGCCAAGACCACTGCAGCTGGCCAGGCACGGTATGCTCCGGCAATTAGGCTTCAAAGTCTACGTGCTTGACCGCCCCGAACAAATTAAACAGATTTTGGAGGATATAGCGAATGGATAAGAATCTCGGCCTGATTGAGAACAATGGAAAAGTCGTGGTATCAAGCCGCGACATCGCAAGGGTGTTTGAGAAACAACACGCTCACGTCATGCGTGACATACGTCAAATAGTGAATGATGACCCAACGTGGGGACTATCCAATTTTGGAGAGTCGTCATATCTGAATGAACAGCGCAAGGAGCAGCCTGAATTTTATCTTACTCGCGACGGATTCACTCTTCTTGTCATGGGCTACACCGGCGAAAGGGCAATGGAGTTCAAGAATAGAAGAGCGCTACCTGTAAAGCAGGAAGTGGAACAATTTTTCAGTTCAGACTGGTTTGGCGTACTTACCAAACTCGACCCTGAAATGCTTATTAGCAGGCTCTGTAAGGAGGTGGCGTGATATGACGGCAAAAGAATACCTCGGACAGGCCTATCGCCTCGACCAGCGCATCAACAGCAAGAAGCAGCAAATAGCATCGCTGGAAAGCATGGCTATGAACTGTACATCAGGGATTACTGGGGTACCCCATAGCCCCAGCCCCTCAGCGTCCCCAATGGAAGATGCCGTCTGTAAGATTGTTGACATCAAAAATGAATTGACAGAGGAGCTCGCACAGCTTCTCAATTACAAGATAAGCATTCTTGAAATAATTCACAGCGTGGAAAACCTTGAACACCAATTGATTCTTGAAAAACGGTACTTATGTTATCAGCAGTGGGAGGAGATCGCCTGTGACCTCGGCTACTCCGTCAGCTGGGTTCTGAAGCTTCATCGCGAGGCGCTCAGGGCTGTGGATGCAGTTATAGCTGAAAAGAAGATAGTAAAGTCCACATAAGTCCACTTGAAAACAATTGTTTTTTCTGGTACTATATACTTGAAAAGATATACTGTGCAAGCCTTTGAGGGAGCAATCCTTCAAGGGCTTTCTTTATACCCTGAATCGAGGTGATACCGTTGCCGTACAAACCCAAGCGCCCCTGCTCCTATCCTGGCTGCCCAGAGCTGACAGATGGCAGGTTCTGTGAGCAGCATGCGAAGGAGGAGTCGAAACGCTACGAACAGTACGACCGCGACCCTGCTATACATAAACGCTACGGCCACGCATGGAAACGAATCCGTGACAGATATATCGCCGCCCACCCACTGTGCGAGCAGTGCATGAAGGAAGGGCGCATAACTCCTGCTGAGGAGGTACACCACCTCCTGCCTCTAAGCCGTAGTGGTACCCATAGTGAGGACAACCTGATGGCACTCTGCAAGTCCTGCCACTCGCGTATCACTGCTGAGATGGGTGACCGTTGGAAGCGCAAGATGTAGTGGGGTAGAGAGTGAACATAACAACATGTAGCGCCAGATGCCCTCTGTGAGGCTCTACAAGGCCCTAGGAGCGCTTCTGGGTTTTAGCGTGTCTCCTACCAGAAATGATGTACAAGGCCGTGGGGGAGTCTTAATCTCTGTCAGAAAAGATTTTAGAACCGGGCGGGTGCAATGACGCACGCAAAGCAGAAAACAAACACCCTATTAACCCCCCTCTAGTGAGGGAAAATTCCCGAAAGGAAGGCGAAGTGAATGGCAAAAGACGGGACTGCCAGAGGCGGACCGCGTATTGGTCAGGGAAGACCGAAGAAACCGCTGGCTGAGAAGGTTATGGAAGGCAAAGCGATCGGCGAACTGGTATTACCAGACCCGGTAGAACTTGAAGCAGTCGATGTGCCTCCCGTCAAGGAATATATGCAGGCGGCTCAGAAAAACGGCAATGACCTGTGCGCTGCGGAAGTATTCACCAACACCTACAAATGGCTTGCTCAGCGCGGATGCGAAAAGTACGTCAACACGCAGCTGATCGAGCAGTACGCAATGGCTGTCTCCCGATGGATTCAATGCGAAGAGGCTATCTCTGAATACGGCTTTCTGGCGAAACACCCGACGACCCAGGCAGCGATCGCTTCTCCATATGTTGCTATGAGCCGCGAGTATATGAAACAGGTCACAAGCGTATGGTATCAGATCAACCAGGTGGTCCGTGAACACTGCTCCGTCGAGTATGGTGACAGCAGCCCGCAGGATGACCTGATGGAGCGCCTTCTCCAGGCAAGGGGGAGTCGCTGATGGCAAAACCGCGCAAGAAAATTACTGTCGGAAAAGAATACGGATGGCTTACCGTTCTCGGTGAGGCTGAGAAAGACCGCTTCGGGCACATCCAGCATCATGTGCGCTGCCGCTGCGGTCGCGAATACGATGTGCAGACAGGCGTTCTTTCCAATGAAAATCCGAAGTGCCGTGAATGCTCCTACATTTATGACAGCAAGCGGAAAAGGCTCTCAAAAGTAGGTGACATCATTAACGGCTGGGAAATCATGGAGGAGATCGGAAAGAACGCTCATGGAGCGATTCTATACCGCTGCCGATACCCAAGATGCGGACAGGATTCCATCAGGACGCGAGGCGACCTTACCATGCGCCGTGGAAAAAACTGCGCCAGCTGTCAGCCGAATTATAAGTTCTGTATCAAAGATGGCATGGCAACAGGCCGGCTCCCCGGAGGGCAGGAGTTCTTGATCGATGCTTCCCTCGCGGACGAGGTTTCAAGGTATTGGTGGAGGGTTAACACAAAAGGGTATATAGAGCGCTCCAATCACGGAATGCCTAAGATGCTGCTACATTGGATGGCTCTGGGGATGGACGCTTCACATACGGACTGCATTGACCACATCAACCGCAACAGGCTCGACTGCCGCAGAGATAACCTGCGTATCGTGACTCCCCAACAAAATTCAATGAACCGGAGCATGCATAAAAACAACACCTCCGGATATGTTGGTGTCTGCTATGTGAAAAGCAAAAAGACCTATGTAGCCAAGATAGGAATTAACAACCTTGACATAACGCTCGGAACATCAAAAGACCCGATACGGTGTGCGCAGATGTACAACTGTGCTTCCAAACTGCTATTCCGTGAATATGCCGGTCACAGAAACGATGTACCGGAGCCCTCAGATGAGCTTTGGCAACGGATGGAAAACAAGCTACTGCCTTTTATGGCACAGGCGATCATCGCCACCGCACCCTGCCACCAGTCACTGACTGCTTAACAGATTGGAGATGTGTATATGGAAAACTATATGACTGCCGAAAGCGTATGCAAATGCCACCCGGACAAGCTGTGCGACCTGATCGCTGACAGTATTATGGATGCCTGCCTGCGCAAGGATAAAAACGGTCATTTCTCCCTGCCTGATGGAAATGGCTAACCGTTGCAGAGAACTAAGGAAGGGGTAAAGAAAAATGGCAAAGGCAACGACTGATATGCAGCTGGTGTTGGTGGCAAAGCTGGTCCCGTATTTGAACAATGCCAGGACGCATAATCCAGAGCAGATCATGAAGCTGCGTTCCTCACTGCGTGAGTTCGGCTTCATCAATCCGGTCATCATCGACCGGGATTTTAACGTGATCGCTGGTCACGGCAGAATCCTTGCCGCCAAGGAGGAAGGCATCACCGAAGTGCCCTGCGTTTTTGTGGATCACCTCACCGATGCTCAGAAAAAGGCATACATAATTGCCGACAACCGCATGGCTATGGATGCGGGATGGGATGAAAATCTCCTACGCGTGGAGATCGAAGCGCTACAGGGTGCAGATTTTGATGTATCTCTTACCGGCTTTGACGAAAATGAACTGGCCGACCTCTTCAATGAGGATAAGGACGTCCAGGATGACAACTTTGACCTCACCGCTGCGCTGGAGAAAGCCTCGTTCGTCAAAGAAGGAGATATCTGGACGGTTGGCAGGCATCGGCTCCTCTGTGGAGACGCCACCAGCCCGGAGAATATTGCAAAGCTTATGGATGGTAAACGCGCCAACCTGCTGCTGACGGACCCACCTTATGGCGTGTCTTTCAAGAGCGCCAGCGGCCTTACCATCAAGAACGACAGCATGAAGAGCGATGAGTTCTACGAGCTCCTCCGTAAGGCGTTTGACTCTGCGGTCACCAATTTGGAACCCGGCGCTTCTGCCTATGTGTTCCATGCTGACACGGAGGGTCTGAACTTCCGCAAGGCATTTATTGATGCGGGCTTCCATCTCGCCGGGTGCTGTGTCTGGGTCAAGGAC